CTCCCCCTTTCCCCCTTCTCTGTTATCCCAATTAAGTCTTCTTTACCATCAATACTGACAGACTCAAGCTTTCCCGTTTCCAAAGATTTTCTGATAGAACTGTCAACACCCTCAAGTGCATACCCAGCAGCAGCAACTGCCTCAAATACCGCTGCTTCAATTGCTGTTCTAAGTTTTGCTAAATCAGCAACAATGGCTGCTGTTGCCAAATCTTTCATATTACGAAACTTAGCAGTAGCACTCGCCTTTGCTGTCTGTATAAAACCAGCATTGTCTGAAATACCACCCGCAGAGATTGCTGCGGCTAGTTGTGGACCAAGGCTATCAATAACTCTAGCAATGTCTGGCCCCAGTGTCCCAAGTATGGTCGCCATAAATTTTTGAGCTGCGGGAGTTGCTGCACTTGCAGCAGTAATTGGTGTTCTAGTCAATACGTCAGCCACAACTTTTCTTATAACATCCTTCTTTGCCGGATCAAAACCTGCCGGAATCGCTTTAACTAATACAGCATCAAGTAAAGTTTTAATCTCATCACCAATTGTTTTTCCAGCCGTACTAACTGTCGAAGCAACCGCTTTGCCTACATCAGAGAAAAATACTCTAGATACCCCACCAGGTACTTTGACTACACCAGCACCTGCGCTTGTAACTACCGGCGCAGCTACTGATGCAGCAGTAGTTGCTGCTGCGGGCGCAGCTACTTCAGCGGCAGTTGTTACCGCCTTCTTTGCTTTTCGAGCCCTCTTGACAGCTGTTGCTGGCGAAGTCTTCTTCCCTACAACCGCCTCTTCCTTACTAACCAAATCTTGAACCTGCTTTTCCAATTCTTTTTCTGCAGCTTCCAAGGATCCATATCTTTTTATTAAAGCATTTCTTGTTTTTTGAAAGCTTTTAACTACTTTAGATCTAGCAGATTTCGCCTGCGCGGTATGATCTTTTGCGGCATCATCTGCCGCTTTACGCATCATGGCAGCTTCTTCAAGAGCTTTTTTCTTTTTAAGATCTATGTCTTCAGTAGTATACTGAACTTTATCTGGGTAAAATTTATTCATCAACACATCATCTTCAAACTGTTGCACTCTAGAAGCTTCAACTCTTTCTGCCATTTTTGGAGTAAACACTCTTGACCCGACATCTGGATCATACGATGGCGACTGCGGATCCAGCGCCGCCAAGCTAACTTTTCTAGCCGCTAACTTCCTGACAGTCGAACGATTCTCCGCTCTAGCCAACGCTTTTCTTTGATCACCGTGCAATTTCTTTATATCTTCTTCTGATTTATACCCTGCTTGCCTCAGCATATTAAGTATTGCTTTATCACCAGAGGCTATTGCCTTTTCTACCTGATCAACTTGTTCTAGCAATAGAGCTTCATAAGCTGTTTTAATAGCTGCAGTTTTTGGAGTAAAATCAGCTTCTTGCACCGCTCTAAGCAAATTTGCTTGAATGTCTTTTTCCAAATTTACTCCGGTTGGAATAATTCGTCCAAGATCCATATCCTTGACATGTTGCGGTATGGCGGGCAAAAGATTTCTTTCAGGCACAAGCAACTTTCGTGCTCGTGCATTTGCAATCTGCTCTTCCTTAAAATCCTGCAATTCTCTTGATACTGTAGACGCTGAAACTATTTTTGTCGTACTTGTTCTTGGAGCAATATCTGCGCCTTTTACTTTTTTCAGTGCTTCCACTCTAGCATCTGCCGCTTTAGCTCTTGCCGCCATTTCTCTGATTCTTGCTTGTGATGCATTTCTATCTAATTCTGTATATTCATTCCACGCTTGCTTCTGGGCCGCCTCGGCTTTCTGGAGTTCACTTAAGCCAGTAGTTTCTTCTGCAAACTCCAGTACACCAGCTTTTGCTTGAGCTTCTGTTACTGTGAGTCCTTGAAAAGAAGTTTTTGTAAGTTCTGACTCAATCCTTCCTCTCCTCATCCTTCTGCTGTTAGCCAAATCTTCAACGGCTCGTTTTTCGTCTCTTAACTGCTTTGGTGTCTTACCAGTTTCAAGTGTAGAGAAACCCTGTTGTGCTATTTTATCTTTTGATTTATTTAAATCCTCAATTGCTGAAGCAATTATTTCTTGTTCACGCTTTGTTACCCCCCCTTTACCTAATCTTTCAGCAAGAAGTTGTTGAGTTAGATCAATCTGTTTTGCCTCGACTGTATCAAAAGCTTTCTTATAATCTTGAGCTACAAATGTAAGGGCTCTCGTACCACCAGATGAAGTTTTTTTACCAACACCCTGTATCTTTGTTCTCATACCCCGACCTGTGCCTCTGGTCTCTAATGTCCCAAGGGGGCCGGACAAATCAGTAAGTTGTCGACCTGCAGCTTTTTCCGCTAAAGCATATTCTTGTAATCTTTTCAAAATTGTTTCTTTTTGCCTTGCAGTAACATCAACTGAAGTTGAAGATGTACGCAAGAACTGCCAGCTGTCAGGAAGAGCCATGCCTGTCTTATCAATCGCTTGTGCAATTTCTGCACCTGTTAATTTAATCCTTTCTACCGCTTTTTTAACACCTTTTATTTTTTTCCCAGCACTTTTAGCTGTAGTTTTTACATCAGCCGCACCATCTACAATTTTTCCTGCAGCAGCGGTTGCTGCTGCCGAAGCGCCAGAAACAGTGTCTGTAACTGCAGCAACAGCTGCTGTGCCGACTGCTGCGGCATCAGCCGCACCCCTGGCAAGAATTTCTTTAAGCTCCTTAACACCAACCTTTGTTCCACTTGCAGGCAGTTCCTTTGCTTCTTCCAATCTTCTCTTAAGCCCATCAAAATCAAGTTTTGGACCAGATGTATCAATTTTAGGAACAGTTGGGGTTTTAAATACATCAGCAATATCTGTCGGCACTGCTGGTTTTGCAGGGATCGTTACTGCAGGCGGTACAGTAGGCGGTGTAACAGGAGGTACTGCTGGCACTGTGGCTGCTGGCACTGCTGGCACTTTGGGTGGTGATACTTTTGTTGCAGGCGGTGTAGCGGGCGGTGTAGCAGGCGGTGTAGCAGGCGGTGTAGCGGGCGGTGTGGCAGGCGTTGTGGCAGGCGGTGTAGCAGGCGGTGTAGCAGGCGTTGTGGTAGGCGTTGTAGCGGGCGGTGTGGCAGGCGGTGTAGCAGACGGTGTGGCAGGCGGTGTACCAGGAGGTGTAGCAGGCGGCACTCTTCTAGGTGAGGATCCACCAGCAGGCGGAGGAGTGCCAGTACCGCCTCTACCGCCAGCGCCAGGAGTGCCCGTTACTCCTTTACCACCAAATGTATTACCAAGGAATCTATTGCTTACAAATGTAGTTCCTTTAAAACCGGCTTTAAATGCATCAGCAATACCGGATCTCATTGTATCGAGGGTCTCCCCGGCTGCCCTCGCTGCGTCAGCGCCCGCCCCCGCTAAATCGCCAGCAGTTTCAACAAGCCCTACCATTGCAGTAGAGGCAACAGGAAGACCAAGCGCTCCCTTTATTGCTGATTTAAGTGTTGCAATTGTTGGTGTTCCACCAGCAGCCCTTGCCTCTCTTAAAGATGGAGATAGAGTGCTCGTATCAGCCATAGCCCCTCTCTTTCTGCCTGTTAATAGAATTCTATCTGGACTAAACTGAATGGCTTTTGTATAGCCTTTTAATGCCCTGTCTCCACGCTCTATTAACTCAGTGGTAGTTATTATTTTAGAACCAAATTTACCAAATCCGCTAATTAATTTGGCTATGCTTGAAACACCACTAGCAATGAAAACTTTGAAAAGGGATACAAATATTTTAATTGACGGGCCAAGCAATGCTGCAATAGCAAAAAAACTAATCATTTTTTTACCAGTTGGGCCGATTTTTTCAAGTTGGTCTCTAACTCTTTGAAGTATTGGGAGCAAAAAATCAATAATTGGTCTAAAAGCTTGAACTAAAATTCTACCTATTGCAAGTATTTCTTCTTTTAGAATTCTAAATTGAGTTATCGTTGTATCCAATCCAAGTGCCAATTCCAGTTCTAATTGGGGTCCTGCAAGATCGTTAATATCTAATGCTGTTGAGGCCAAAATTCGTCCAGCTTCTGTTCCTATCTTGGATAGAAAGTCTGCGCCGCCCTCTGCGGCATTTCCAAACTCTTTCTGTAGCTGAGCGAAGGCATCTCTCTGACCTTCCTTAATTATCTTGGCCCGCTCTGAATACACACCATTTGTGTTTTCTCCAGCTTGTCTATGCAGATTAGTAAGATCTACAATTTTCTTTAATTGCACCTCTTCCATTCCAGCCGCTTTTAATCTGGCATTAACATTACTTTGAATTACCGATGCGATTTTTTGTTCTGTTGTTCCAGTTGTGTCAAGAGCTTTTTGAAATACAGCAAACTGTCTAATTGATGTTTCCATTCTTGGACCCTGACGAACACCAAACAATTTTGCAAATAATTCTAGCGTTCCTTGCTCTCCTTTAATACTTAACAGATTGTTGAAACCATCAACAAGACTTTGAATATTTTCCATACTGACACCAGCTGCATAATCGAAATCTGGGCCCAGAACTTCATTAAGCTCTGCGAGCACTTTTTTGTTTTCTTTTGTTATGTCAACCACTCTTTGCAATGAAACCTTAATAGAGTTCGCTGAGGCACCCACTTGAAATCCTGAAGCCACCATTGGAGCCAGCAGTGCTGCCGTTTCTGTCATGGAAATACCAAATGTTGTAGCTGCCGCAGATACTTCCGGAAATGCGTCAGCTAGATCTCTTAATGATAAACTTGTTTTATTTTCAACCAAGTTAAACTCAGCTATTTGACCTTTTAACTCTGCAATAATAAGTGCAAACTGTTTTGGATCTGTTAAGTCCAGAGAAATACCTCTCATGGCGGCTTGATCCCTTTTAACTCTCAAAATATTTTGCAACATCGATTCAATAAATTTTTGCGATTGCCCTATATCCACATTTCCAAGTTTTTCCACTGTTGCTGTCAATTCAACAAGACCGGCGAGTCCTTCTCTATCAGATATTCCTAATTCTGCAAAGTCACCGGCAATACCTTGAAGAAGCGTCCTGCTAACTCCAAATTTTCTTGTAATTGCATCTAGCAGTTTACCTAATTCCTCTACTTCTTTTTTAGCTGCTGCAATTGCTTCTTCACCAGATCCAAAATTATCAACCAATAATTTAGTAACTCTTGCAGATTGCTGTTCCAGATCGGCAAAACTAAAAAAAGCTGTTCTTAATCCCCTAGTAAATGCAAGGGTCTGAGCTGCAGATCTAGCAAAACTCATATTCATTCCGCTTAGGGCCTGCTTTGATTTAGCGGCCCAATTTTGAATTGATGCACTTTTAAGTGCAATATCTAAAGCTTTAACATTAGCGGTTATTGCCGTGAACTGGGATTGCTGCGCTCTAAGCGCAGCTGTCAATTTTGCATTTGAAGTCCCAACTCTTGTTATAGTAGCATCAAGGGCCGCCAAATTCGCATTGGCATTCTGAACTACTCTATTTGTTGTATTTTGTGCAGTACCATAGGCATTAACGAAACCAGTTAAGGTTTTAGTATTATTAGCCGTGGTTTGAGTTATTCTATTAAGAGTGGTATGTAGATTACTAGCCCTTTGAGCAGCTACAGAATATTGACCAATTTGATTAGTTAAATTAAGAATGGATCGAGTAAGAATCTCTGTGGCAGTAGTTGCCGCAGAGGTGTCAACACTAGTAGTTATGCGAATATCGCCAACATCAGACATATTTAGCCAAATTAATTATTACACATTGACAGAATAAAATCAACTATTTTTAAGAAGATGTCAACGAATCCTTAGGAATTTGTTCATAACCAAGACCAAATCCCATTTGTGCAATATCAAGTCCTTGGAGAATTCTCTTTGGTGCAGGATTGTACCAGTCCTCATCAAAGTCAACATCAGCACCTTGGGCTGCAGCCGCAATCTTCATAGCGGTACTTGTTTCATTAACAGCGGCACGATAAAGAAGGAACAGCTCGTTGAGAGTTAAACATGACTCCAACTCCCCGATGCTGTTCCAAGCTCCGGTTTTTATAAATATTTCGGATTCATATTTGAGGAGAGGAATATCTTCCCAATCTGTGTCGGAAGATACCTCACTCCCCTCGCCTAGAAGGAAGGGTCGGACCCCATTGCGGCGCTCATAAGGGCTCCGAATGACTTGAGGTCAAGCACATCCTCTAATTTCTCCTTATCAGCAGCCAAATCTGGATCAACGACAGCTAAAGCAACTGCTGCTGCTTCGACCATTACGTCAATATCCGCATCTTCCAAAGTCTCTTCGCTCTTTAAGTTTTTAACAATTTTCATAAATTTGCGAAGATTGCGAATTGTTAAAGGCTTAACAGTACGCTTTTTACCATCTGCAAAAAGAATCTCTGTACCAACCAAAATATCCTTATTTTCACTCATTTCAAAGTTACCTCACTTTTAAATTAAAATAAAGAAGCCCTCGCCCCTTACCTTTTAAGTTTATCACAAAAAAGGAGGTTGCGAGAGCAACTTTACGATTTTTTAATCAATTATTGCTGATCAATAATCTTGCCGTATTCGTAGTTAGCGTCTTCCGTCTTTGGAAGGATACGGAAGCCAACGGTAAACATCGTTGCCTCTGCACGCTTCATGCTGATCATCGATGATTCCATCGAGACCGCACGCTTTGTGTAGAATTTACGACTCTTGATTGCCGCAGCTGCCGAACCCGGAGCGGAACCTGTAACAACTAGGCCTTTTTCACGTGGGTAGACATTTTGCACACCGAACAAGAATGTATTTGTGCTCCCTGGTGAACCTGCAAGGTTCGCCTTGATGTCATCGCCACCTGTTTCGTCGTCATAGTTCCATGCGATTGCAAGGTTATTCAACGTTGCTTCGGCAAGGGTCGTCTTAACCATCACCTTAACTTTTGATTGAATAAGCTTCGCCGCATCACCGTATTGATCGATTTCAATATCCACAATGTCCGGCTCCCACGAAATTTCGACACCATTTTGTGTGGCACCGACATCCGCGAAGTTATCCATTGCAGCGATTGTAGTTGCGTTAGCCGAGGGGCCAAGTTTAATACTTGCCTCACCAACGACAATATTTGCGACATTAACTGTCATTTGTATTTCCTCCTAATTTATCAAGCCGAAATATCCTTCGGCCCTTCTTATCACGCCAATTAGCGATCTTAGAAATATGTAGTGGATTAACCTCTCCTTTTTTTTTACCAATTCCAAGAGATTTATTCCATTCAAACTCATATATAGAACTTTCTACCTTTGCTATATACCCAGGAGTTTTCCCAATATAAGTTATTGTAACAAATTCCATACGAAATATATTGTACCATATCTTTTCTTATAGATTAAAAATTTTAAAGTCCAAATTCATTCGATACCATCCTTCCTTCTCTAAAGGCACTGCTAGGCTCGAATCTGTCTGCATTGAAGATAATATCCTACGGTCTTGACCGGTGGCAGTAATCCCTCCAGCTTTCGCAACCGTGTCGGCCTTGCCAAGTTTTTTTATAAACAATTCTGCTATACTGAATAGCCTTTCAGCATCTGTGTCAAAAATAGAGTATCTAACCATATCTTTCCTCACCCAGTGCCTATCGGGGTCTGGAATGAGCGGATTGTAGTAATAAACAACATACGGTGCCGTTGCCACTCCGGGGGCAACAACAGGATAAAAACTCATTACTTTCCCAGCAGTTGCCACAATATCCGTATCTTGTTTTAAATAATTATTAATATCATAAATTGGTAGAGTCATTTTACACCTTTAAATTTAGATCTTAACTTATCTAAAATAATAGCTTGAACCTCATCAGACATATCATTATTATAATTTTTAATATCCATTTCCACTCCATCACTAGACGGTATGACTTCAATCTCTGTTTCATCATCAAATAAATTTTTAACTTCTGGCTCGGCGGCAGAAACGGCTTCTGCCATCAATGATTGAATATTAATCTTTAACATATCTAATTTATTTATAGCACCAGAAAGATTATTTTTAACCAGAACTCTAAACATTATGCCTCCACCACTCTTCTTAAAGAAATAACTATATGATGTTTTTTACCAGAAAAAGAAAATTTTGGCTGTATGCCGATAATTTCATACGTATCTGTATCGATTTGAACACCTTGTTTGGTTTTGATATTTGTTATGCGATTATCAAAATTAATATACTGACTATACAATGCAGGCACTATACCTTCATACTTTGAAAAATTATCAACATAAGGCGACAATCTTCTATCACTTGATGATGTTGACTGAGTAGTGGGTGCCTGAAATTGAAATCCTATTGTAGCTGTCTTAGAAAAAGTAGCGTATTCTTGTCCTGCGGCATTTGTCGATGTTGTTTTTGCATACACATCGCATTTATGTAAAAAACGAAAAAATGTTTTATCGGACATTTAGACCACGTAATCCATTATAAATAAAGTATAATCCATGAGTAAAACATCGGCATCAATATTACCCGTAGATTCATAGAATGTGTCTTTTGTATTATATTTAAGGATATCCATATCAATTGTACTTATACCATGACGTCTATAATCTGAATCTCCATTCATCATATCTTCCAATAAAAGATCTGCTGCTTGAACAATATTGTCTGGAACATACCTCCATCCAAAATCTCCTTCAATTTTATAACTATCGCCCGCATCAAATTTTGACGAAGTAATTATTGACTGAACACTATCAAGAAATGATCTTCTAAATTGAATATAGTAGCTTGAATTGAAATTATGAGGTTCTTTAGACTTTTCTATATTATTGATAGTAGAATCAGTAGAATCATGTATAACAGTTTCATCCTCATATCCAATATTAACAGTAACTTTTGTTAATGTATTAATTGGGATTGGCAGATGAAGAACGTTTTTATTAGAACCATATATTTGAATATATTTTGTTGGATAATAATCAAAAGACTGACCACAAAATGTATTAATGATATTCCTTACGCGGCGCTCCATTTTGTCAAATTTATCATAGAAATCAGTTTCTAAATCAGGATGGTCTGTGAAGAATGTGTCAATATCAGTATATTGAGTATAAACATTAATATACTGAGATTGAGTATAGGATGTGCCGGAAACAGTATATGTAAAGTCTGCCCTGTGCTTACCGGCACTATTAAGAATATACACACCAGATGCTTGTTGACCATAGGTAATTGTATACACCCCAGCACTAGATCTCGTTGCATTTGTTGGACCAGAAACAAGGGATCCAAACTCGTGATAAAGACTTACGGAAACCACATTTCCAGTTGGATCGCTTGGAAGTGTCAATGTGAGTGTTTTGCTTGTATTAATTTTAACATCATCCATGATATTCAATTGTACCAGAAATCAAGTTTTATATCTTAAAACGTTTGCATTGCAACTTCAACTTGAAGATCTGTCAGATTAATATTAATATTGTTCATGACGGCTGGAGATAAATCAAAAGAAACGATAGCATCGCTAGCATCTCTATAAAATAAAATTTTATCTGCATAGTTAATAGCCAGTTCTCCATACTGCAAAGAGTTCGCGGACGGAACATTATTTGCAGTACCAGATCTTTTAAGTTTTATAATGTTAGCCATCTT